AATTTCTATATTATAAGTTAAAGTATCTAATGTACTTTTACCATCCTTGTCATTTGTCGGCTCATTAGCTGTATTTTCATAAACAATATAAGGATAAACTACATTCTCAATAGCTAATGATGGATATATTCTAGTAGATACTAAAGCACTTACTGAAGCATCATTACTTAATAAACTATATATTACATCTCCTATCATAATTTATTAATTTTATCTTGTGCATTTTTTGCTATTTTCGCTGCTAATTTAACACCTACTATACTTATAAATTGAGGCTCTGCTTTATTAACACTCTTTTCAAATCTAGGCATATAATTACCTGTAAATCCAAAAGCATTAGGTTTATGATTCCAATATACAAATGGTGCAAACCATCCTTTATCTCCATCAAATGTAACAAAAGCACCAAAAGTATTCTTTTTGCCTTTATCCATTTTCTTAGTTAATCCCTTTTTAACTGCAGCTCTTAAATCTCCTTTATTAATCCTTGTTGAATTTACCCTATCTTTACCTTGCACTACTCTTGTGTTATATTGAGAAACAGGAACAGCAGCCTCTACTGAATTTTTAACTTTAGATGCTCCACTACCCAAAGCCGAATAAATCATTTTTTCTCCTATATTCTTTTCAATATTAGAAAGTACTCTATCTAATTCTTTAAAGTTATGGAATGTTAAAGGTTTTTGTTTACGTGCCATTATGTCTGTGATAATTTACTGGTTATTATCTGTAATCCATCCTCTCTACCTAGTTCTTTTATATCTTCTATTTTGTAATAATCGCCCTCCCAAAGTACTCTCATTTCATTTGTTATTGTACTATCCCATCTTACTCTAAAATCAACTCTCCTTTTAGTTCCTCTATTATTGTCGTTTGTTTCTTCCATCCCATCCTTTTGGATAGGTCTTGACCATACACTTAAAAATGTAGCCCAAGTATTTGTACGTTGCCCATAAGAATCTATTACTAAAGACTTACTTTCAATTACTATTAATCTATCTAATTTTCCAGCTCTCATAATTCTAAAATATCATCTATTTGCTTTGTACTCATTCCTTTTGTGGCTACTTCAAAACTAATACCATTGCCACCAATATTATTATAAACCCAAATATTATCATTACCTTTTATATCCCAAATTAAATTATCATCTGTTGCAATTTCTGTTTTTGTGCAGTCAAATTTATTCATGCTATTCAAATCTAATCCTTTGCTTAAACCTTTATCATACATTATACTCTTACCATCCCTAATTACATACTTTTTTAAATATGCTTTACTAATCATCCTCCCTGCTCCTATCATCATTTGATAATCACATACTTTACAATCTTTACTTTCTGAATCTATAAATGTAGCCTTTGTTATTCCAAACATCCCTACTCCTTTTTTAATATAAGGCTCATATATTTCAAACAACTTTTCATTTATAATATCATCACTTCCTAAATTCATCATGTAGTCAAAGTCTAATTTCATTACAGCCTCTACTCCTACATTCATTTTATGTCCTAAATCATCATTGCTTACTTCTACCCATTTAAAACCATAATTAAAAGCCTCCATTTTAGCCCAATCTTCACTAACTACACACAACACATCTACATTATACTTTTCTTTTAATAGTTTTAAATTACTTAAACAAAGCATAGTAATACTCTTACGCTTCCAAATTGGCAATAATATAATAATTCTATCCAAAGACATTAATCCTGTATCTATTTAATAAACTAGGAACTGCTGAAGGCATTGGAATATCACTACTAAGATTATTTAAAGGCACATTAACCATATCTCTATTTTCGTAAAGATGTGATACCATTAATTTAATAGCGTGTTTAATATCATCTGGAACATCTGAAGCAGCACCATAACCACAAACCGTTATAATCTCAATAGGATTAATAGAGCTTCCAATTGCAGGGAAAGCCTCAACCAAGCCGCTATAAATCTTTGCCACATCGCTATTAAAATCCTTCTGAAAGTTATTAGTATTATCAGTAATAGTTTGTTGAGCTTCATTAGTATCAATATATTTTAATGATGTTAAAGATATTACAGGATTAACCATTAACTTAATAGGATAAGCCCATGCATTTTCATTTTGCCTCCATGTTTGAGTAATAAATACACGATTACAATAAGCCTCACAGTACTTTCTAGCACTTGTTATTAACGTATTAATATAAGTATCTTCATCGGCAAAAGTAACTCTTAAATGAGATTTAGCTTCTACTAATGTTATAGGTTCTGTTGCAGGTTGTACTGTTATTTGCCAACTCATTTTTTACCTTTTCTTTTAACTGATTTAGATACTACTGAATTAACTATTTTAATTTCTTTAACCTCTATAACTTCTATACAGATTTGATGCTCTATAAAACGCTTTGCCTGTTCTGTTGGTAGGTCGTAAATCTCTCCTGCTATAAACATAACATCCTTACCTCCCATTGTTTGTATAAACTCTACTTTCATAATTCTTATTTTAAATAAAAACGGCTACTGCATTTGATACAGCAGCCGTTTTATTAACTAAACTATTTATTCAACCTATTAATTAGGTATTAGCCATTCTCATGTGCTTAACAGCAGCAGTATCTAATAACTTACCTTCTGTTCTTAACTCTCCTAAGAAAGTTGTTTGATTTTTCAAGAAATTAACTTCATTAGAACGTCTGATATTGATACCAGCAGCATCTCTAATCATGTATTGCTTGAAATCTCCATAAAGAATAGGATGTGTTCCTGCTGCCATATCTGGCATATCATTATTGATTGTAAACGGATTACCGTCAATAGTTGCAGGAGTACCACCTATAATACCTTCTTGCCATAAAGACTGATTAGCAGAAGCTAAAGCTATTTTTTTCATTGCTAATGCTGTGTTGTCGTTAAACATCCAGCTTCCATTAGTTCTGTAATCTCTATCTACTGAATATTTTAAATCTAACATTTCAGAAAAAGTAGTAGCTGTAATTGCTGCTGCTGCTTTACCAACTAAAGAAGTAGTTGTGATACCTGTTGGCTTACTAGAACCATTTCCAGTTGTATAAGCTAAATTTGAACCTCTACCTAATCTCTTAGCTAATTGGTCTACTACATACTGCTCAATATCAAAAGATGAATCTTGTAGTAATTGAGAAGAAACAGGAATATATTTACTCGACAAAGTCCAAGCGTTTAATGCTATTGTTCCGAAAACTAAATCAGCTTGTGAAGCTGCTGCATTTTCTGCTAACCATGCTCCAGCTTGTGCTGTATCATCATTTGTAGGGTAATTGATTTGCTCCCCTTTAGATGTAGTTAAAATAGAAGCTACTGAACGCATACCGCCAAAATTAGCCATTGACTCAATAATTCTGCTTCCCATTGTTTGGTCTACTGTATAACCACCTTCTGTATTAGTCGTGCTAGATTGATCTCTCGTTACAAAAGCTCTTTCTTCGTTAGTCATTCCGTTGAAACCTACCAATAAGTAAGATTTTAAACATTGTCTTTGCATTGCTTGTTCATCTTCTATTTTAGAAACTGATTTTCCAGTAGCTTCAGCTATTTTTTCAATAGACTCTACTTTAGAAAAGTTTTTGTTTGCTAATGCTTTTAATTGCTCCTCTTTTTTAAGTAATCCATTATGCTTAATATTTAACTCATCAAATCTGCCAGACTCTTCTGCTGTTACTTCTCTATTTTCTGATTTAGCATCTGCATAAATACGACTCATTTTGTCATAAATAGAACCTGCTTCTTCAGAAACTTTTTTTATTTCTTCCATTTTTATTAATTTTATATTTGTTTATTTTTAATACCTTTCAAAAGTAATAACAATTCCCTTTGACTTTTTACGTTTTCTAATTTAGGTTCAACTATTACTTCTTTTAATTCTTCTTTTACTATTTCCTTAACATCTATTAACCCCATTAAACTTCTTTTTAAAGCATCTGGATTAGATGGAATATTAACAACACTAATTTCTAATAACTCTTGACCGAAATAATGAAAAGCTCCTTCTCTACTTTCTCCCATACTTCCATTATCATTAGCTAAAGGAATAAACCCCACACTAACAGCTCTTAAACTACCATGTAAAATCTTTCTAAAAATCTTATCTGCTTTCTCGTTTATATCTCTTGGCTCAAAAGTTATATCTACCATTAACTGCTGTTCTTCAATAACTCCTTTTTTAACCGTTTCAAAGTAAGCTCTAGCACTTCCTAATTGGTCATCTGGATTAGGCGCTTCTCCTCCATAAACATTATGTTGGTAACCTATAATAGGATTAGCATTGAATTTTTCTATATTCCAATTCTTTTGATTAACGACTGTTCCATGTCTATCTACTGAACTTGTAGAGGCTACAAAAGTAACTGTTCTACTTTCCTCTACATTGTCGGCTAGTTTTCTAACTTGTCCTTCTAAATTATTTATTACTTGTTCCATCTGTTATCTTTGTTTGTTGATTTGTACCATCTTTAATTGGTGCTGTATTTATTTGCATCCAAGTTGTATCTAATCCATTAATAGGATTTAACCCCTCTTTCATTCTAGCCTCATTAGGAGTCATCCAGCCATTTTGGATTCCTTTACTATACGCTTCTACTCTTGTTGTAATATCCCCTCTTAATAAACCATCTAAATTCATATTAATATAAACCTTTCCTAGCTCATTCTCTCTAAACAATTTACAGTTTAATTCCTGCTCTATCATTTCAACATAAGGAAGTATTGAATATTTAACAAAGTTTAAATCTTGTTGCTCTATATTTGAAAAGGTTGCATTTTCTAAATCCCCTATCATGTGGGGAGGAAGTTTGAACCATCTAGCAATATCTGAAATACTAAATTGTCTAGTTTCTAAAAATTGTGCTGAATCTGGGGCTACTGAAGTTTGCTGGAATTTTAAACCCTCTTCCAATATCATCATTTTATTAGCCTTATTTACCCCTGTATAAGTATCATTATAGCTATCTCTTAAATTCTTAATAGCTTTATCAGTTAGTTTATTATCTGTACTTAAAACACCACTAGCAGTAGCTCCATTTTTAAAAAAAGAACTACCAAATTCTTCGGCTGCCTTTCCTAACCCTAAATTATCTTTAGCGTAATCAATAACACTTTTACCTTTTATATTATCCCCTAAACCTCTAAAATGAATCATTTGTGTTTGGTCTACAACTAAATCAGCTCCTTTTTCTATCTTAATATGATAAACTAAAACACCATCTAATAAGTCCACCTCTACCATTGAAGGATGAACAGGTAAAATACCAATAGGTCTACGTGAACCACCACCTGCAAACTCTATTAAATTATAAGAGTTTCCCCATAGTAATAATTGAGGTATAGCAATTTGCCTCCAATCATAAGAAGTCATTATATTATTAGGCTTATAAGCAAGTAATTTGTAAATAGGATGTTCTGTATCTTTTTCTAAATTTCTACCACTCACTTTAATAACGTGCATTGGTAAAGATGCGATTGCATCAGCATAAACTCTTACAGCAGAATAAACTCCACTTAAAGTCATAGCGTTCTCTTTTGTAATAGTTACTCCACTAGATGAAGCACCACTCCCCATTGTTTCCCAAGCAGAAGCAGAAATAGTTCTTTTTTTTGCTTTTGGAAATAAATTTGTAAGCGTGTTGTATAGACCCATTTATAAAATGTTTCTACAAAAATAAACAAACAAGTAAAGTTAAATTTACGTTTATTAAAATAACAATTTATAACAGCCAGTAAGCAACATTAAAACGTTGCCAACTTTGGTGTTGTAGGTAATAAGCCTACTTACTGTCGTCTTTTATTTTTTTACTCAATACAACTATCGCTATAAGTGAAGCAATAATTATAAACACTAAGTCTAAGTTTAGTAATATGTATTTTGGTAATTCCATTTCTTAAAGTTTATCGTTTCAAATCCGTAGGCTTACTACCCACAACATTATTTAAAAATCATTAAAACGCTTTTTACATTTAGCGTTATAATTAATTAATTTCTATTTTCCACTTTCTTTGTGTTCTTATTATTTTGTTACAGTCGTGGCAAACTTTATAAAGCATAGTTAAATCAAATAAATATAAATTA